CATCCCCTATCGCGCTGACCACACCGACCCCAGCGCAATCCAGACCTGGCTCGTCGACATCCCGAACGAGCATGCGCAGCACTTCATGCACAACGCAGGATTTTATCCGTGGAAGCAGCAACCGTAATCTTTCGGTCCGCCCATCCGCTCGTCGCGCTGCGCCACAAGGATGGCCCGCCGCGCGGAGTGTCGTGGGGCGGCATGAGCTTTGAGCCCGACGAGAACGGCGTCAATTGGCTGCCGGTCGAGGCGGTGCGCGAGCTGACCGAGTCGCACGGCATGGTGGGCGCGGCTGACGCTGCACCGATCACGGAGCAGCCGCCTATCGAGCTACCAGTGACCGCTGCGATCACGCCAACGCAGACCAAGATCGGCGGCGCCATTCGCCCAGTGGTGTTTCCGTCGGAAGGCGAGCATCCGGAGGGCGGTCCGCAGCCCGCGCTCGGACCCGCACCGACCGAGGCCGAGGTTTTGGCGTCCGCATCGGCCGAGATTTTGGCGACCGGATCGGAACCCAGCAAGCCCAGCAAAAAGTAGCCATCGCATTACCTGGACAAGCCCGTGCCGCTACACGGGCTCGCCGGGCTTCACCGGCCCCGGTTCGCCGAGGGTTGAATCTTTCACTCGGTGTCCAGTAGCGGCTGGAACACCGGGCGCCGGTGGAGACCGACCCCATGCAATATTTGCCGCAGCCCGTGCGGCCGACTTCCGAGCGGGCGCACCTTGCCATCTGCTACAAGAATTTCGCCGCCCACAAGCACATCAGCCATATCGGTCTCGGGGTCACCGCGCTGACCAATGCGCGGATCTTGAACGCCGCGGGCTACTGGACCGATGTTTGGCCAATCCTGTCGGCCGCCGATCTGCACGACCTGCTGCACAAGAACCGGACCACCAACACCGCGCAAAGCCAAGCACCGATCAGCCATGTCGTAATCAGCGCGCCGTGGCTCCCGACCAAGGATCTGCAGCAGCTGACCATGGAGTGGTCCGATACGCAGTTCTACGTCGTCAGCCACAGCAATGTCGGGTTCCTGCAAGCCGACCCCAATGGCGTGACGCTGCTGCGCGAGGACGGCGATCTGCAGACCAGCTCGATCAATTTCCACATCGGCGCCAACAACCAGAAACTCATCCAGTGGTGGCAGAGCGTGTACCGCACGCCGATGCGCTGGCTACCGAACATGTATGACCTCAGCGCGGCGCAAACCGTGCCGCAGCGCTGGTCGCCGGGCAAGACCTTGCGGATCGGATCGTTTGGCGCCACCCGGCCGCTCAAGAACATTCTGACCGCCGGTGCGGCGGCGCTCGAAATCGCCGCGCGACTGCAAGCCGACCTCGAATTCCATGTCTCCTCCGGGCGTGCCGAAGGCGGTGGCGACACGATCACCAAGGCATTGATGGCGCTCTACGCCAATCTGCCAACCACCAAGCTGGTGCAGGATGGTTGGCAATCCTGGCCGGAGTTCCGCCGCGTCGTGCGCAGCATGTCGCTGCTACTGCAGCCCAGCTATACCGAGTCGTTTTGTATGGTCGTAGCCGATGGCGTCGCCGAAGGGATTCCGTCGGTGACCTCTGATGCCATTGATTGGGTTCCCAGCAGATGGCAGGCGACCGATGACAACGCCGACGACATTGCCAATGTCGGGATCAGCCTGCTGCATGACCCGAATGCGGTCGCGGCCGGGCTGGCCGCTTTGAAGGCGCACAACGCCGCAGCGCTGGCCGCCTGGTCGGCGATGCTGACGACGACGCGCCCGCAAATGTGACCCGTGGACTGTCCGCATTGTGGGGGCCCGATCGACAGCGGAGCGCCAAAGCCGCTCGAGCACCCGTGCTTTGAGGACGGCTGGCACGCGATCATCGTCGGCGACGAGGTCCGCGCGGTCCCGGTGCAGCAATGGCAGGTTTTGCTGCTATTGCGCCAGCGCTTCCGGCGCTTTGTGCCGCAGGGCTACCTCGCGCAATGGTCGGCGCGGGACCCCGAGGACGGCGGCAACATCGGGGCGGTCAAGATCCACGTCATGCGGCTGCGCCGCCTGCTCGCCGGAAGCCCGTTCGCGATCGCCACTCAATACGGCTACGGCTACGGGCTATTTCCGGTCGCCGAGACCACCCTCGCACATGGCCGGCAACAACGGCCGGCGGTTCAACCGACCCGCGAGCGCGCCGGCAAGTGAAATTTGATCGGAGGGTCCGATGGCTACTGGCGATCTGACCAGCCTTGCCAACGTCAAGCAATGGCTCAACACGACCGGAACGTTTGGCTCGACCGATGATGGGCTGCTGACCCGGCTGATCACCGCGGCCAGCTCGTTCCTCGCGCGCTACCTCGGCCGCGATGTCGTGCTGACCAACTATAGCGAGCTGCGCGACGCCTACGGCCCGGCCTCGAAGACCTTTGTCTTCGCCAATTTCCCGGTGCAGCAGGTTTACGGCGTCGTCATCGCCGGCGTGTCGATCCCGCCGATCCCGCAGACCAGCGGCACCTTGACCACCAACGCGCCGACCGCGAGCGCCAACGCGACCCTGCATTTCGCCGCGGTGCCGAGCTGGATCGTCGCAGGCCTGCAGATCACCGACCCGACAACGCTCAACGCGATCCAGGCGAATACCACGGTGCAGTCGACGACCGCGACCACCGTCGTCATGAACCAGGGCGCGGGAAGCGCCGGTGTGTCGAGCGGCGATTTGATCGTCTTCCAGCCGACCCCGGGCTCGCTCGTCAACGCGCTACCGACGACGTTCTATCCGCCGGCCGGCTACACCTTCACGCCAACTACGTTGCTCGTCACCGGCTACCCGATCCCACGGCTGCAGCAATGTGTCAGCCTGATCTACCAGGCCGGCTACACGACGGTTCCGCTTGAGATCGAGCAGGCCTGCATCGAGCTGGTGGCACTCCGCTACCGCCTCGAGCGCCAGCACCCGGGCGTGGTCGCCGACCACATCGGCACCGCCGCCGGCGACGGGGTCACTTACAGCCAGAAGGACATGAACCCCTGGATGAAGCGGACCCTCGAGCAGTTCAAGGAGGTCGCACCAGTCTCGCCGATGCCAAGAGGTTTCTAATCGAACGCTGGACGGCTCTGTGGGTGACCCGGGGCGGCCTCTTTTGACCCGCGGTGGTGATCTGGAGTGCTCCGCGGCGTCCGGCCCTTTCCAAACCAGGGGGTTCTGATTTGAGCGCCAACTTTCCGCATCTCGTCAGCCATGTGCCGGATGCGCCGCTGCAGGAGTATGAGATCCGCGCCCTGCCGCGCTGCGCCAACTGCCCGTTTGCCGCGCCCGACAAGGACGACGGCAAGCTCTACTGCCACGAAAGCTCGGTGCGCGCGCAGCCGGTCGTCATGATCCAACCGCCGAAGCAAAACACGCCGGTGCTCACCGCCCAGGGCGGGCTGATCCCGCCCAAGCCCGAGGTCGTCGTGCTCGGGGTCACTAGCTTCTGGCCCGAGGTCCAGCCCGAGTGGGCGTGCTGGCGGCATCCCCGCCGCCAAGCCGAACGGCACCGGCTCGAGAGCGGTCTCTAATGCGGCTGCTCGAACTGTCACGCGCCCGGCCGGAGATCCCTGTGCTACGCAACGTGATCGACCGCTTTCTGTACGATTCGCACGACGTGATCGAGGCGGCGATCGGCGACGAAGCCTTTATCCAGGCGATCGAAGACAGCGCCCGGGTGATCGCCGAGTCGCTGAGAAACAGCGGGCAGATCCTGATCGCCGGCAATGGCGGCAGTGCCGCCCAGGCCCAGCACTTTGCAGCCGAGCTGGTCGGCCGATTTGAGCGCGATCGGGCCGCGCTGGCGGCCATCGCACTCGGCACCGATTCGGCGACCTTGACCGCGATCGCCAACGATTACGGCTATGAGCGGGTCTTCGAGCGCCAGTTTTACGCGCTGGCAAACCACGACACCGTGCTCGTGGCGATCTCGACCTCGGGCCGCTCGGCCAACGTGCTGCGCGCCGCCGAGGCGGCGTTCAAGGAACAGGTCCCGGTCATCGCGATGACCAGCCGCGCCGGCGCCCAACTGATGCAGCTCTCCAACCTCGCGATCGTGGCACCCTCGAATATGACCCCCCTGGTGCAGCAGCTCCACTTGGTGGCGACGCACGCGATCTGCAGTCTGGTCGAGGCGATCCTCTTTTCCGGGATGAGCGGCTAAATGAGCTTCACCGTCGAATGGCAGGGCCTGGATGAGCTCCTCGCCCGCCTGCAACGCGCCTCGCCCGATATCCGCCATCGGATGAACCTCGCGACACGCGGCGCTGCCGAGCTCGTCGCCACGCAGGCCCGCGCCAACATGGCGAGCCTCTTCAAGGGCTCCGGCAAGGTCGCCGACATCTCGGTCCAGGTGACCCGCAGCGGCGACGAGGTCACCGGCACGATCACCGCCGGCGGCACCCCCTACGCGCGGATCCACGAATATGGCGGCACCGTCCACCTCCCGGACATCTTCCCGGTGCACGCCCAAGCATTGCACTGGGTCAACAAGAGCGGCGACGAGGTCTTCGCCAAACACGCCGCGGCGCACGATGTGCGGATCCCGGAGCGCTCCTACCTGCGCGCGGCGCTCGCGCAACGCGAGGCCGACATCAGGCGGGTGTTCGAGGAGGCCGTGGCAGGTGCCTCGTCCGGCTCCCAGGCCGCCTAGCGGAGGGTTGCGATGACGACGTGCCCACCGACCCGCGAGCAGGTCTTCTCGGCGGTCTTCAACCTGGTCAACGGGCTGCCGGGCTTTGCGCTGACGACCCGCCGCTACACTCGCCCCTCGGCCGTCGAGGCGATCAACTGCCCGTGTCTGATGAGCTGGGAGCAGCCCGAGAA